ACCGAGGTCATGCTAAAGGCGGCGATGAAGAGCGTTTATACCAACAGCTCGGAAGACCTCGACGTGATCATGGCGGGCGCCAGTAACAAGCAGGCGATCTCTGCTTTTACCGGTGGCGCCACGAAAATGGTGGACGTGATGAAACAGGAGACCGTCGCCACTGTGGACGTTTATGTTGGGGATTTTCATACGGTTAGGATCATCCCCAACCGATTCCAGAGGGTGCGTGACGTGTTCCTGTTGAACTGGTCGTACTGGTCGGTTGACTGGCTGCGGCCGATTACGCAGGTGCCGCTGGCGAAAACCGGCGACGCCGAGAAGCGGATGCTGATCGGTGAGTACACACTAGCGGCGAAGAACGAGGCGTCTAGCGCATTAATTGCTGACCTCACGGCGCCTTAGTCAACTATTCTGGCCTTTATAACGCGATGTTGTGGCATCGCTTCCTCCTCGAGATGCCGGGTGCTTACCCACCCGGCTTAGGCGCCGGTCAGCCCATCTGGCCGGCGTCTGCATTTTAGCAGGCGGCGCTTCGGTGCCGCCTTTTTCTTTGGGCACTGCCATGACGCAATTCTACCTCGATCACGACCCGCTGACCGGCGCGGTCGAGACTTTCGAGCACGACGAGCTGACCGGCATATCCACGATCCACCGCAAGGCGGATGTCGGCCCGATCATCGAAACCAACAAGCGCCTGCAGACGGCCGACGGTTTCACCGGCTGGACCGGCCCGGAGAAGGACATGCGCCTGGCAGCGCGCATTCCGATCGAAGTGGTGAATTTGTGGCGGCAACTCTACGGCATTGACGCGATGAAGGCCGCGCACGGGCAGGCGGTCTTGCGGCTGCTCAATTCGAGCGAGTGGCGCTATTTGCGCACCAACACCTCTAAGCTGTAGGCATTTATGGCTCTTTCCACCTACGCCGAATTGCAGGCCAGCGTGCTCAACTGGCTGGCGCGGCCCGGCGACCCGTTGGTGGCGCCGTTCGTGCCGGAGATGATCGTGCTGTTCGAGGCCGAGGCAAGGCGCCGTCTCAAGGTTGGCGAGGCCGAGCAACGGGCCTCGCTGGTTGCCACGACCGCCGCGGTGGCTCTGCCGCCCGGCTGCCGCCAGATCCGCCTGGTGACTTCGGACGGCGCGCTGGTCACCTACGTGCCGCCGGATCAGTTGCCCGGCGGCAGCGGGCCGCCATATCACTACACGCTGCACGGCAGCGAATTGCGCCTCGGCCCGGCGCCAAGCGGCGGCGTTACACTGGAAATGCTCTATCAATCCGGGGTGCCGCCGCTCTCCGACCTGGCACCGGCCAACTGGCTGCTGACCGAACATCCCGATTGCTACCTCTACGGCACGTTGGCCAACGCCACCGCCTTCATCGGCAACGACGAACGCATTCCCTTGTGGCTGCAGGGCCGCGAAGCCTCCTTTGCCTCGATCGAGCAAGCGGACCGCAAGGCGCGCTGGCCCGGCGGCCTGGCGATCAAGGTAGACGGCATCACCGCCACCGGCGGCATGTCCGGCGCCGGCGGCACCAGCGGCGCCTGGACGGTCACCGCCGCGACCTTGCCGCCGTATCTCGACGTAATCGCCTCCGGCCTGCTCCCGGCCGGGTTCCACGGCGACGTCAACATCCGCAATGCCACGGGCGCGGCGATCACCATAACCCTGCCGCCAGGTCCGGTGCTGGGTCAGTCGCTGGCGTTCAAGGACGTGCTCGGGAATGCCGCCACGTACCCGATCAACATTGCCGGGACTATCGACGGCAACGGAGCCGGCGCCTACATCTATCAGGATTACGGCGCCCTCGAAATCTACTGGACCGGCAGTAATTGGGGCATCCGCTGATGCGTTGGGCTCTGCTGCTGCTGTTTCTGTTTGCTGGCCCCGCCGCCGCGGCCTACTCGCCCGACACGATCAATTCCGCAGAGAACCTGACCAAGTTGCGGGGCATTCCGGTGCCTGTGGCGGCCGACATCAAGTGCATCCAGCGCCTCGGCTATGCCGCAGTCGGCGACGGCGGCGGCGGGCTTTATTGCTGGAATGCCACATCGACGGCGACCGACGACGGCGGCTATGCGGTCAACCCAAACGGCCACAGCGGCGCCGGGCGGTGGATCTTGCAAGGGCCGATCTTCTCGGTGCTGTCATGGGGCGCCAACCGGGCCGATGGCGCCGATGCCGGACCGGCGTGGCAGGCGGCCTATGCTGCGATGTCTCCTTCCGGCGCTTGCATCACCGTGCCGGCCGGCGTCTACAAGATCGCGACACAGGTGGTCATGAGCGCGATGCCGCCGTGTTTTCGCGGCGGCGGCTATAACGAGGCGCCAAACGGTGGGACCAAGACCGGCACCTGGGTCCACATAGCCTCGACCTCATTGCAGCCGTTCGCCATCTCATCGCAGACCGCCAGCGGCCAGGGCAGCGGCTTTTTCGAGATGGCATTCTTCAACGATCAGCCGGCGCCGGGCGCGGGTTGGGCGCCATCGGCCTATCAGTACATATTCCAGGTAAATGGCGGCGGGAACGGCCTGACCTTCGACCGCCTCTATTTCTATAACACGACGCACTGCCTCTCGGCGCTGAGCAGCGGCCGGCTGCACCTCACCAACTGGGCCGGGCAGCCGGTCGGCACTTGTATTCTGATCGATAATTTTCTCGATACGATGTTTATCGACAATATCGACCTATGGCCCAACTGGACAAACGGGGGCGGGCCGGGGCTGTTTCGGACGCCCGACCCGAAGACCATCGATCCCGGCTATGACGTGATCAAGTACACCCAGGCCAACGTCGACCCGATTGTTCTGCGCCGGGTCGATAGCCCGGCGATCGGTGATGTCTTCGTCCTGGGTTATCGCAGCGGCATAAAATTCGAGCCGTCGACCTATGGCAGTCCGGCGACCGGGGTGCAGATAAACAATTTGCAGGTCGATGCCGCCAAATATGGCATCTGGGTCAACAGCACCAACGTGACCGCGCAGTTCGCAAACGTGCGCACCAGTGCCGGCAATTGGAACGGGGTAGGCTATATCCCCGGCAGCAATGGCTACTTGGATGACAGCGCGGGCGGGAATGTTGTCAACATCGCCAATTTTAACAATTTCACCAGCGGCGGCAACGCGGTGAAACTGGCGGGGGCGTCGAACCTGTCGATCGCCAACCCGATACTGTGGGGCTACAACGCCGACAACAACGGCAGCACCGGGTTCAGCGTGGCATCGGGCGGGATTGTGTCGGTCGGCACCTGTCCGCAGGTGGCAAATGTGACGTTCCCGGCGCCCCTGCTCGGTGGCGTCGGGAAGTATGCCGGCTGTTTCCGCCAGACCTGGACGCCGGCCCTGGCCGGCTCCGGCGGCAGCGGTACGCCCGCCTACACCAGCCAAATCGGCGATTACTGGTTTGACGGGACCAAGGTTACGGTGACTTTCAACATCACCTACACTGGGGCGCTGAGCGGCTTTTCCGGCAGCATGACGGTGGGCGGCTTGCCGTTTGCGGCCACCAGCGCGACCGGGCACGGCGGTGTCTGTAACGTCAATTACTACAGCGCGATAACCCTGACCTCTGGCTACACGCAATTGAGCGGGGTAGTCCCCCCGACATCGACCAGCCTGCAATTCATCCAGGGTGGCTCCAACCAGTCGGCGACCAACGTTCCGACCAGCGGCTTCGGCTCCGGCGGCACAGTGTCCGGCTCCTGCACTTACCCCGCCTTCTGATGCCCGTAGTGCCGTGGCCCGAATGGCTGCCCGACCAGGCCGATTTCGGCAACCAGGGCAGCCCCGTCATCAAGAACTGCATCCCGCTGACGCCGAAATCATACGGCCCGATGCCGACCGCGGTGCCGCTTAGCACCAACACGCTCGCCGAGCGGTGCCAAGGCGCCTATTCGCTCAAGGCGCCGGACGAGAGCATTTCCACCTTTGCCGGGGACCGCCAGAAACTGTACCGCATGCCGTCCGGCTCCTACGTGCTCGGCGACGCGTCACGCACCGCCGGCGGTGCCTATGCCACGCCCGATGGTGGCCACTGGAGCATGACCAGCTACGGCTCGCGCGTCGTCGCCACCAACGGCATCGACCCGATCCAGACGCTTTTGCTGCCGGGCGACACGCATTTCAGCCTGCTCTCGACTGACGCGCCGCGGGCCAAATACTGCGCGACGGTGAAGGACTTTCTGATGGTCGGCAATACCACCGACCCGGTCAGCGGCGCGGTGCCGTACCGTGTGTGGTGGTCATCGATCAACGATCCTACGTCGTGGCCGACGCCAGGCGGCACAACGGCGATAAGTGTGCAATCTGATTATAATGAGATGCAGCAGACCGACCTGGGCAACGTCACCGGCATCGTCTCCGGCTTCAGCCAGGGAGCTGACGCCGCCATCTTCATGGAACGTGGCATCTACACCGCCAATTACGCCGGGCCGCCGTTGATCTTTTCGTTCCGCGTCGCGCAGGGCGCCTCCGGCACGATAGCGCCGTTGTCGATCGTGCAGAGCTTCGCCCGGCAGCAGACCGGCGCCACCATCCCGGTCGTCTATTATCTGTCGGAAGACGGTTTCGCCGGTTTCGACGGCTCGACCGCCTACCCGATCGGCGCGCAGAAATTCGACCGCACGTTCTATCGCCTGGTCGACGACGCCTACATCAACCGGGTCCAGGGCTCGGTCGACCCGCGCACCCGCACCGTGCTGTGGGCCTTCCCCAGCATCGGCTCGGGCGGCCTCCTCAATAAGCTGCTGATCTACAACTGGGAGCTGAGCCGGGGCGCGCTGGTGGAATTGGACGATCATCTCGAATGGCTCAGTAAAGCCATGTACGGCAACAGCTACACGCTCGACAATATCGACGGCTTCGGCAACCTCGACACCATCTTCCCTTCATTCGACGATCCGTTCTGGGTGGGCAATCAGTCATCCCGGCTGACCCTGTTCGACGCTGACCACCGGCTCAACATCGGTGGCGGCGCGGCGATGGCGCCCACCCTGGAGACGGCGGAATTGCAGCCGGCGCCAGGGCGTCGCGCCTGGATCACGCTGGTCCGGCCGCTTATTGACGCGGGCATCGCCACGGTTGCTGTCGGGCACCGCGAGCGGCTGCAAGACCCGGTCGTCTGGGAGCCGCCGGTGCCGACCAACGTGCTCGGCGAGTGCCCGCAACGCTACAGCGGGCGCTACATCCGGCTGCGCATGGCAATGCCGGCGGGCCAGGAGTTCCGGCACTTGCAGGGGTTGGACCTGGCCGCGCCACGGCCGGAAGGGACGTTGCGCTGATGGCCGCGCACAGCCCGTCGTCGCCGGTTATCCAGCCGGTGCTGCCCGATCAGCCGCAGGCCGCATGGGCGCCGTGGCTGCGCGAGATTGCCGGCGCCGTCAACCAGCTCGGCGCCAAGACGACGGAGCTTGCCGCCGGTGGCGGCGGCGGGACGGGTCCGGCAGGGCCGCCGGGGCCAACCGGGCCTGCTGGATCAACAGGGGCCACCGGCCCGGCCGGCGCGACGGGAGCGACCGGACCCGCAGGCTCGGCCAATATGTCCGGCATGGTGGCGGGCCAGATCCCGATCGCGGCAACCGCGACGACGGTCACCTCGTCGACCGCCTCACTGGCCGCGAGTTTCATGCCCGCTTATACCGGCGACGTGACCAGCCCCGCCGGCAGCACCGCCAACACATTGGCTACGGTGAATGCCAATGTCGGCACCTTCCAGGGACTGACGGTAAACGCCAAGGGCCTGGTGACGGCGGCGGCAAGCCAAAACTATGCGCCGATCGCGTCGCCGTCTCATACCGGGACCGTGTCGACGACCGGCAAGTTTGCCACTACCGTCGCCCCTAACGTCGCGCCGTCGCTGGATACCAGCGGGAGCACCATCACCATCGCCAATGGCGGCAATTATCCGCTGTGCGATTTCTCCGGCCTGCTGATCATCACCAACACCAACATAAATGGCGACACCGGGGTCTACGCCTGCGGGGGCGGCAACGAAGTGCTGCTCGGCACCTCGGCCGGCTCGTGGGTGGCGCCGACCACCACCCCGGCGGCCGGCAAGGCCAGCGTTCACAACAGCGGCGGCACGTACACGATTTACAACAACCTCGGCAGCAGCGGCACCTTCGGCGTCGCCTTTATCGGCTCGCGTGCCTCGCATTAAATGACGCTCACCGTATGGGACGAGCCGCGGCCGAGGGTGAAATTGCACCTGCCGCGGGTCGAGGTGCGCCTGCCGCCGATCGAGGAGGTTGCCGAGCAGTGGCACCTGATCGCGCCGCTACTGCGCAAGGCGACGGTCATCACCGGCTGCTATGAGCCGATCGACCTGCTGGCGATGGCGATGCGCGGCCAGGTCGGGATCTGGGTGTGTGAGGTTGATGGTGCCATCGCCGCGGCCGTCGCCACCGAGATCAAGCAATATCCCCGCCGCCGCATCCTCGAAATCATGTTCACTGGCGGCAACAACATGCGGGCATGGCTCCCGACGCTGGTCGAGACGCTCGACGAGCATGCTCGGCAAGCGGATTGCTCGCACATCGCCACTACCGGAAGGCCGGGCTGGGCGCGCGCCTGGGGCGGCGAACTTACCGGCGACGTGGTGATCGTGCGCGGCTTGAAGGATCAGCGATAATGCCAAAAGGTTCGCAGCAGACCGGCTCGTCGACATCCTCTGCCGAGACTAGGGCCGGCGCCGCGCAATTCCCGTTCTATCAGGCGGGGCTGCAGAATGCCGGCAGGATCTACGGCGACGCTGATACCTACCCAAACTATGCGCCGCCGTCCCCGTGGCAGACGCAGGGCTATCCGGACCTGTATGCCGCCACCCGTCCGAACCAAGTGCAGACGGGTGGTCTTTACAATGTCGCCGACACTGCCGGAAATGTTCAAGGTTGGCCGACTGCTAAGAGTTACGACGCTTACGGCAATCTGATCACCGGCGGCGGCACCAGCCCGGCTCAGCCCGGCTATGCGCAATTCGCCGCCGGACAGGGCGGCCCGCAGCAGACCGCCGACCGGGTCGTCGGCAACGCCGTCAATGCCGCCTACGGTTATGCAAACCCGATCGCGGGTTACGCCAACCAGGCGGCAGCCGGGAATCTCGGGCAGGATCAGCTCGCCGCGGTGGCGCAGGGCAAATATACGGACGCTAGCTCCAATCCGTATCTCCGCGACATGGTCAACGCCGCGCTGCGCCCGGTCTCGGAGCAGTACGCGACGTCCACGGCGCCGACGCTCGACGCCCGCTTCTCTGCCGGCGGGCGTTACGGCAGCGGTGCCGCCGATCAGGCAGCAGGCAGCGCGCGCGATGCCTTTGCGCGCAACCTCGGCGAGATATCGACGGGCATGTACGGCAAGGAGTATCAATTCGAGCGCGGCCAGCAGGACACCGCAGCGACGGCGTACGACCAGGCCCGGCGCGCCGGCCTCGGCCTCGGCATCACCGGCCTTGGCGCTGCCGGTAATCTGGTCGATCAGGGCGAGCGCACCGCACTATCTGCCGCCGACCTAACTCAGCGCGGGCAGACTACCGGCCTCGCCGGGCTCGACACCGGCTTCGGCCGCGGGCTCACGACGGAGCAG